CGGCGCCCACCCCGTGGCACGAACGCGCCCGGCTGATCGCCTGCCTGGCCGTCGTCGCCCTGGCCGTCGCCATCGGGGTGCTGCGGTGACCGACGAGCAGATCAGGGAGCTGTGGCTCGTCTACCTGAAGCACGACGCCCACGGCCGCTGCTGGCCGTGGGCGGCTGCGTTCGCCGAGCTGGTCGCCGCCGATCGCTTCCTCGAGGGCCCGCCCGCCGACCTAGCTGAGGTCTACATGTCGATGGTGTAGTCCAGCTCGACCCGGTCGCCGGGCAGCACGATGTCGACGGCTGCCTCCACCGGCCGACCGTCGGCCAGCATGGTCCGGGTGATGGTGAGGACGGGCACCGAGTCGCCGATGCCCAGCACCCGGGCCTCTTCCGGTGTCGGCATGCGGGTCCGGACCTGCTCGCGGACCTGGTCGACGACGACGTCCAACGTTGCGAGCTGGGCGATGCTGCCGCCCGGCCACGGCTCGTTGGCAGGGTCGGCCACCGGTGTGCCGCCGACCATGTCGAGCAGTAGGTACGAGGTGGAGATCTGCTGCGGTACGCCGTGGGAGCGGAACACGAAGTGCCGGCGCAGCAGCATTTCCCCGGCGGGGACCTGGAGGAGTTCGGCGAGCTGCTCGTCCGCCGGCACCTCGGCGAAGTCCTTGTCCATGGTGTACGCAGACCAGTCGATCCCCTGGTCCTTGGTGAAGCTGGTTGCCTTTTCGGCGGGCTGCTCGTCGCGCTGGCGGGTCTCCACCCGGTAGCGGTCCATGCCGAGCCGACGCACCGGCCAGCGGGGACGGACGAAGCTGCCGCGCGCCTTGGCGGTGGAGATGAGGCCCTCGGCGCGGAGGGTCGCCATGGCCTTTCGGACGGTCTCCCGGGCGGCGCCGTATTCGGCGACCATCTCGGTTTCGCTGGCCAGCGGAGCGCCGGCCGGCAGGACGCCTGCTTCGATCCGGCGCCTGATGTCATCGGCAATCTGCTGGTAGCGGGGCTGAGCCATGGCGATCACGGTACCGCCTGAATGTGAGATGTCTGGTCCGGCGCTCAGCACATCACGTCTAGCGTTTCTTGTCTAGACAACCGCTCCCCATCGGGCTACCGTTGCCGGCATGAACGCCCCGGAGTGGCTCGACCACGCAGCCGACATCGCGCAGACGTACGCCCAGCCGATCCTGTTCGGTGCTGGCGTCGTCGGCGCGCTGACCGGCGTCGCGCTGATCTGGCGGTTCTTCCGCACCGGCCACGCCCACACCCGAGTCGGGTTCCTCGCTGTTGTCCTCGCCACCGCGTTCGCGGCCGAGGGCATGTGGGAGGTGGCGACCGGGCCGATGGGACTGCACCCCGTCATGGCGGCCGGCCTGTTCGGCATGTTCGAGGTCGTCATGGTGTCCCAGGGTTTGCTCGCCAAGCACAAGCTGGCGCAGACTCCGCCCGGCGACGTTCGACGGCACATGAACTTCGTGTGGGCGGTCGCCGCTGGTAGCGGCATCGTCGCCTCGACCGCCTCCGGTTCGCTGCCGGAGTTCTTGCTGCGGCTGTTTGCCCCTGCGGTGGGCGCCGGGATCTGGTGGATGGGTATCACCGCCGACAAGCCGGCCGGTCAGGCGCAGGTCACGAGTTGGATCTGGACGCCCCGCCGGATCGGTATCTGGCTCGGACTGGTCAGGCCCGGCAAGCAAGACCTGGAGCAGGTCGACCGGGACCGCCGCATCGACGCCATCACGGTGACTGCGCACCGGCTGCACCACGGGTCGAAGCGGCTGGCGGGTTGGCGGAAGGCGAAGCTGCGCCGGCTGGCGCTCCAAGCCGATGACTCGATGGTCGCGGAGGCGCAGCGCCGGGTGGCCCGGGTTCACCGCATCGAGAAGCTCACCGACCCGGACGTCGCGCCGGTCGACGAGCCGAACGACGCGGAGCGGGAGCTGCTGGACGAACTGCGCCGGGTGATGACGCAGGCGACGACCCGGCTCCGCGTGGACCACGCGCGAGCGTTCGCTCCGGACCAGCCGGGCGGCCCGCTGTGGTCCAACGGTCTGGTCCAGATGCGGACCAGCGTCGCGGACCAGATCCGGACCAGCGCGATGGACCAGGCGCGGACCAACGGCCGGACCAGTCCTGCGGACCAGATCCAGACCAGTCCGCCCCCGGTGGACCAGCCCGCTACCAGCGGCGCTGTGCCCGCCGTCCGGACCACTCCGGCGCAGCGGACCACCGCCCGCCTCGATCGTGTCCGCCCGGTCAGCCCAGCCACCGGCGGGGAGGTGCCGCCTCGCATCAAGGACATGGTCCGCGACCTGAAGCGCGCGTACCGGGGCGACATCCCGGGCCGGCGGGTGGTCATGGACCGGATGGGCTGGACCAGCGCCGGTGACGCCCAGACCGCCATCAACCTGGTCCGCGCCGAGCGGGCCAAGACCACCCAGCAGTAAGCGCCCAGGGCGCGGCTCAACCCGACCAAGAGCGTGCCGCGCCCTGGGCTTCTCCCCGAAGGAAGGACACCATCATGACCACGCCCCACCTGATCCGCGGCACTGTGCCGCCCGACTCGCCGCTGCGCCAGTTGGCCGGCCGCACCGCCACCCTGCCCGCCGAGGATCTGCCGCAGCTCGCCGAGCGAGTCCGGGAGATGCGCCGGGCGAACATCGACCCCGTCGTGCTCCCGGCCCGCCGTATCCCGTGGACGCCGATCGCGGTGACCGTAGCCGCCGGTGTCCTGGCCGCCGCCGTGAACGCGCTGGCCGCGATCCTCGACGGCCGCACCGGCGCCGCCTTGGGGGCTGCGGCCGCCATGGTGCTGCTCGGCATCGCCCTGTTCCCGATCCTCACCCACCTGGAGATGGACCGGTGAGGGCCACGGTCGCGGTCCTGATCATCACGCTGGTTTCCCTGCTGGCCTGGATTGCCCAGCTCAAGCACAACCGCGTCGCCGCCATCTCGCTGGTGGTGCTCGTCGGGGTGCTGGTCGGTAACGCGCCCGGCCTGGTTGGCGTGTCCGGGCAGTGGCTGGCCGATTTCCTCTTCATCGACGTGCCGAACTTCGTCCGTGACCTGGTGAACGAGGGATGAGAACGGTCGAGGCTGCACTGCTGGCGGGCAGTGGGGTGGCGGTAGTGCTCCAGTCCTCGACTGCCCGCCAGGCCGCGGCGAGAGGGATTGTGCGGGCCGGCCGGGCTGCGGGTCCGGTGGCGTCCCGGGCAACGTCCCGGGCCTGCCAGTCCGCCACCCGCCGGTACGCCGGGGTGCGGGCCGCCTGGGCAGACCGTTCCCCGGCCCGTCCCATCGGCTGCCTGGACCCCGGGTGCGACTGGGTCCAGGAACGGCCGTCGTCGGCCGAGCTGCTGGAGCACATGCGCACGGCGCACGGAACTGCCGGTTCGCCGACGACGACGTCGGCCGCGGGCAGCGCGTCGACGCGGCCGGCGGCCGGGCCGGCGGCCGCCCGGCGTCTGCGGCCAGTCGACGCACCCGCCGAGCGCGTCACCGAGGTCGCGCCCGGCGTCCTGATCAGCCACCAAATCGATAGCGCCATCGACAAGATTGGATTGCATATGGACGAGTTCCGCGCCGTGACCAGGGCCTTGGCGGCGGCTGGAGAGGTCGAGCCGAAGAGCCTGCTTCAGTTGCTCGACGCCTGCTCCGGCATCCTGACCACCCTCGCCGGCACCGCCAACCTCATCACCGACATCGCCGAGCACGCCGACACGGAGATGTGGGTCGACGTGCGAGCTGTCGGCCCGCTGTACGAGGCCGCCAGCGGAGTGATGGCCGAGAGCGACGCCGTCCGCCGGGCCATGGAACGCCTGCGTCAGCTGTACGCCGAGGAAATCGAGGTCGAGCACAAGCGCGAGGACGGTTCGGTGCGCCAGCTCAACCCGCAGGTCGTCAACCACGCCGCGGCGTAACACCCGTTTCCAGCCCCGGGCGGCCCTTCCCCGCCGCCCGGGGCCACTCTCGTAGGGAGGAGGGGCCTGTGGCCCGTCGCATGAACCCCCGGTACGCCCGATCGGAGCCGATCCCGCAGCCGGAGCCGCGCCGCGACCAGCAGACCGGCCACACGCCGCCGTCCCGGTCCACGATGCGCCGGTGGCTGCGCCGGCACCGCTGGCAGCTCGTACCCGTCCACGTCGCCACCGGCAGCTACGCCATCGCCGCCGTCGCTGACATTGCGCCCAGCATCGGCTACAGCTGCCTGGTCGTGGCCGGCGGCACCGGCCTTGCACTCGCGCAGCGGCTCAGCCCCGCCGAGCGGGTCTACGGCCGCGCCGTTGTGGCCGGGGCCGCCGGCTGGATCGTCCTGGCCGACATCGCCGGCCCCTGGTCGCTGGGCGCCGGAGCGGCGTGGCTCGTCGGCCTGCTCGCCGGCGGACGCCCCTGGTGGGCCTCACACCGGGTCCGTGGCCGGATCCGCGTCGACGAGCTGGTCGAGGCGTGGCCGGACTGGTCCCGCCGCGCCGGCCTCGGCGGCGTGCGGATCGTTTCCGCCACTGCGGGACGGATGTACGACCGGCTCCGCCTGGAGGTCGTCCGCGGGCAGCAGCGCGCTCGGCACGTCGTCGAGCACCTGGAAGACCTGGCCTGTGTACGTGGCCTACCGCCGTGGTGGCTGCGCGTCGACCCCACGGGCGGCGGCAGCGACCCGGGCCAACTCGATCTGCTGGTCACCCACACGGACCCGTGGCGCGACCAGCAGGGCCGGCCGGTCGAGCTGTCTCACCCGGCCACCGTCGATCTGGACGCCTGGTGCCAGCCGGCCAGCATCCGCCAGCCTGTTCCGTACGGCGTCGACGTCGACGGCACGATTGCCACAGTCGCGCTGCGCAACGAGCGTGGTGGCCGGCTCGTAGCCATCGCCTCGAAGAAGGGCGGCGGGAAGACCGTGCTGCTGCACGGCCTACTCGCGGCGCTGTGCCGGATGGTGGATGTCGACATCGCGGTGATCGACTGCAAGGAGCACGGCAAGGCAAGTCGGCCATGGGCCCCGCGGCTGATCCGCCGGGCCACCTCTCCGGCCGAGGCGCTCGACCTGCTGCGCTGGGCTGGGGCAGAGAACGACCGGCGGGGAGCGGACGCGCCGGACCCAGTGCTCCAGCCGAACGCCCAGCGCCGCGCCTTGGTCGTCGTTATCGACGAGTACGGTTCCTTGGTGCTCGGCGACGAGCGAGTCAAGGAGCACGTCGAAGCCCTGGCCCGGAAGATCCGGTCGGCCAGCGGTTCCCTGGTCATCGCTGACCAGAGGCCGGATTCCAGCACCTGGACGGGCGCGTTACGCGGTCAGGTCGACGAGGTCATCGTGGGGTTGCTGGAGAACCGGCGGGACGCCAAGGCGATTCTGCCCAGCCTGGAGGGTGTCGACCCCACCGACTTCGACCTGCCGGGCCAGGTGGTGCAGCAGGCGGGGAAACGGGGCCGGCAGACCGAGAATCGGACGTGGCGGTTGGAGGACCCGGCGGACATCGCGGCGATCGTGGAAGCGTGCCGGGACCGGTGGCCTGCCGAGCAGATCGGGGGCGCATCGCCCAATACCTCAAGATCAACTAGTGAACTGGAGAGAACCTTGGAGCTGCCCCGCCGTGGCGAAGGCGCTGAGCGGGTGCGGGCGCAGATCCGCGCCACGCTCGACGCCCTCGCCGCCCAGGACCACACGGGCGTGCCCGACCTGTCCGCCGAGGAGATGCGTCAGCGAGGTCAGGCCGCACCGCTTCCTCCCCCGACCGCCGAAGAGGCCACCCTCGACGAGCGGATCATGACCGCGATCCGGGATGCACCTGAGGGCGGGATTGCCATGGCGGACCTGGAGCGGGAGGTCGGAGCGCCCAGGTCAACGATCCAGGTGCGGTGCTCGATCTTGCGGAGGCAGGGGAGGGTGTACGCCCAGCCGGCGCGCGGCAGGCACGCACGCTGGCACATCACGGAGAGTGAACAGCCGGCAATGTCCAACGCCTAACGCCCAATGCTCTCGACCAGCCAAATCGGGGAGGTACGTGCGCGCGCCCGCGCGACGCATTAGGCGTTGGACATTACGCAGAGTGGCAATCCCCAGAGACGACGAAACGCCCCCGCCGGCCGAAGCCAGCGGGGGCGCTGTCGTGAGGCTGGTCGGTCCCGGCCGGCCCGGAACCGGCGGCACCGCGCCGATGATCCTACCGGCGCTGATCCAGCAGCCGGGCCACGGTCGCGGGCGAGTAGACACGGCCACGCCCCCACGTCGAGACGACCAGCGGCGCCACCACGGCAACGACACCAAGGATCGCGGTCTGCTGGTCGTCGCTGACCGGCAGACCGAACGCGACCAGCAGAGCGATGAGCGCGGTGACGCCAGCGGTGACGGTGCCGACGGTGATCAGCGGCTCCGTCACCGCTGGCGAGGGAATCTGCGACATGGATGCCTCCTGGGTACGGTCGGATGGTGCAGCTGTACGAGCGGACGCCAGACGGGCTGCTGGCGGAGACCCGCAGCCGTGCCCAGCCGGGCACAACGACACAACCCCAGGGTGGGGTGCGTGCCCGGTGGAGGGCTGCTGGGAGATGGGTCGGCAGTGGCGCTGCCGGCGGGACGAGTGCGGGCAGGTGACGCAGCACCAGCACGAGCACCGCGCCCTGCGCCGGCCAGCAGGCTGAGGTCTACTCGCCGCGGACCGTCTGCTCCACCCGGTCGACCGCGTCGCGCAACGATCCGCCACCGTTGGGTCGCAGCTGCGCCTCGATCGCCGCCTGCCGAGCCTCGATCTGCGTGAGCCGCTCCGGCACCCCCGGCCGCGCAGGCTGACCCGGACGCGCAGGCTCCCCGTACCAGTCGTCGAGCCAGTCGTCGATCCTGCGCAGCGTGCGGAGCATCCAGCGCCCCCCGAGGTAGACGGCAGTCACGATGGCGGTCAGCGCCCCGGCCAGGGCACCGAGCTGTAGGACATGGTCCACGGGTGTATTACCCCCGTTCGGCGCGAGTCAGGCCGCGAGGCGCTTGGCCAGCTCGTCTACGACCTGCTCGGCGGCCAGTTCCCCGCTCTGTCCACGGCGCACCAGATCGATCAGCTCCGCGTCCCGCGCCGACTCTGCCGCCGCGAGCTCCTCGATGCGGGCGAGGACCTGAGCGGTGTCGAGGCCGCCGATCTGCCCGGACAGCATGGTGAGCAGCGCGACGACCTTGGCCTGCCACTGCTCGTCGCGGATCCGCCAGCCGACCGGCTCGACGCCTCGGCCGTCCGGGGTTTTCGGCATCCCCGACCGCCAGGCGGTGACGATGGCGTGCAGTTCGTTGATCTGCGTTTGGGTCTTCTCCGACATGTCGTCGTCCTTCCCGGCCAGCACGGCGGCAATGTCACGCCGGAACTTGGCCATGTCGAATCCCGGGTCGGTCTTCGCTCCGGGCTGGTGCTCGAAGTGCCCGGCCACCCGGGACACACTGAATCCGGCGCGCCGGGTGATCGCGGCGACACCGCGCACGTACGAGCGGTACTGGGTGTCGGTCCACGGTTCGCCGGCGGCGTGCTGCGCCTCCACCCCGATCAGCGCATCGTTGCCGTACCCGACGTTTGGGCCGGCCCAGCCGACGAGGTTGTGGTAGCAGGTGCCGGATGCCACGACGTGCCATGCGCCGGACCGGGATAGGTAGAGCTGCGCGATCGGCGGCGGCGCCGACGTGGACCCGTTGAGCAGCACCCGGATCTCTCCGGCGTCGGTGGAGGTGCGGCTTCCCCGGGTTTCGTGGCAGGTGAGGCCGACGACCGGCCCGAAAGTGTCCTTGCCGCGGGTGCGCCACCCGGAGACTTCGTGAACGGTGAGGCCGGCGGCGCGGAGCACCTCGGGCAGCCAGAGCAGTCTCATGCCTGGTCCGGAGTCACAGTCGCCTGCTGCCGCGTCACCAGCGTCGCCTGGACGGTGTGGAAGTCAGGACTGTTCTCCAGCGCACTGACGAAACGCTGATAGAAGTCCCTGATCTCCTGCTCGCTGATGGAAAAGCCAACCGGGATCGGCACCGGCACGTCGAACGACGCCACCGCGTCCGTGCCCTGTTGGTAGCAGGAGACGGTCAGTCGGTCGACTACGGGGGTGGTCTGCTCGGAGATCGGCATGATGAGTCCTCCCAGAGGGCTACGGGTGCAGCAAGATCGACAACGCAGTGTGTCGCTGGTTGAGCCGGACCGCGCCGGACGTCGAGGTCATGGACGCGCGCAGGCCGAAGGAGTGCGACCCGGCGGCGAGAGATAGCGGCCAAGAGTTGGCCAAGGTCACCCTTGCCCCAGCGGCGATGTTCTCGGGATCCCAGATCACCTGCGGTGCCGTGCTGACGGCTAATCCGCCGATGGTCAGCTCCAACACGCAGGCGGTGATCGTGCCGGCGGTGGTCAATTGGAAGTCACCCGACCACACGGCCACGCCCACCATCCCGCCCTCGGGAACGGTGTAGCTGGTCGCGCCGCTGGCGTAGCCAGGCGTCACGTTGGTCAGGGTGAGGTCCGTTGGCGTGCTGGTCAGGTTGTAGAGCGATCCCAGCTGGAGCTGGAAGGCCGCCGGGTTGAGCCTTGACGGGGTGAGCAGGTCGCCGGCAGCAGTCGTCATCGGGCACCCTTTCGCATCACAGTGGAACGACGGCCGGCGACCACACCTGTACCGGTGTGCCAGCCGGCCAGGATCGCGATACGCCGTTGACCGCCCGGGCGGTAACGGTGGCGGGCTGCGGACTTGACGTGCCGGTGATGGCCGACACGGTGACCCGCTCGCCGCCGACGAGCAGGTCGAGGGGGAAAGCACTTGCCTTCGTGGTCCACAGGCCGTCCGCCGTGGTGGTGAGCGACAGCGACAGCGCGCCGGCCGTGATGTCGGCGGCGAGCGTCGATCCGGCCGCGGCGGCGCGCTGCGGGCCGCTTGCGGTGGCGACCAGCCACGGCGCGGCCGGCTCAACGTTCATCGTGGCGCGCCACGACCGCCGGCCGCGGTACACCTCCGTCGCCCCCACCACGATCTGGTCGACCGTGCCGGGCACGTTTTGCTCCGGCGGGTTGACCACCTGGATGCGGGACCCGGGACGGCAGGAGCACCAGGCGGTGGCCAGCTCCGGCGCCGCGGCCAGGTTGATGCTGACCGCCGGATAGCGCGGCTCGTCGACCGTCGACAGGTGCAGCCGCCAGCCAGCGTGGTCGCCGAGCGGTGCATCGGATGACAGGTTGAGCGTCACGCTGGCCTCGATGCGGCCCTGGAGAACGATGGACACGGGATCAGCCACGGTCGCGCTGCTACCTTCGGCCCGCTCCACTGTCCACTGATTCCGCAGCCTCTGGTCGTCGTCGACCGGTTCGAACGGCGAGCCGAGCTGCCCGGCGTCGGCGTCGATGGTGAGCACGACCGGCGGGTTGTACCGGGCCGAACGGGGCAGGTAACCGAGCCCGAAACCGGACTCGTAGAGCAGGCCTCCGTCGACGGCCTCACACTCTTCGTGCAGCGCCTGGGACCTGTCGGGGGTCTGCCAGCCCATGCGCTGCACCGCGATAGCAGGCACGGCCGGCATCGCGAGCGGAACGCCATCCTCGGCACACAACCGGACGAGTCGATCGGTGGCAGCTTCGAACTGCCACGATCGGCGGGACTCCCTCACGAAGCCGCCGTAGCTGTCGATGAACCCGGAGCGGGCAACTGGCGGCGAGTCCGCCGCCCACACCGCCAGGTGCCCGGCAGGCATGTCGACGGTCATCGTCGTGCGGGTCGGGTTAACAGCGACCGACGTGATGCCACCCAGGCTGCCCGCGAAGGTCGTCGACGGGGTGACGGCATCCCGATACAGCTTCACCGTGACGGTGCCGCCGGACACGCTGGCGCTGACCGCGTAGGTGTCGAAGGTGGGCGTCGCGGATCCATGATCGATCAGCGTTGTCGCGGCGCCCGCAGCCGTGTAGGCCACCACCTGTGTTCGGTTGGTGGTGGTGACCACGATTTGCCAGCGGGTGTAGGTGCCGCCGGAGGTGGTCCATTCCAGCACCACCACGTCGGCGGGCAGTGCCTCGAAGGTGTTGACCTGCATCGCCACATGCATGGTCCACGGGCCGCCGGCGGTCGCAGCGACCGCGGCAGCGGGGAGCTGTGCCGACAGCGACCCGCCGCCGGCCAGGTTCGCCAGGGCGGTCGTCCCGTACCGGGTCGTCAGCCCATTCAAGCCGACGTAGTCGTCAACCGGCTGGAACTCGACGACGCCGCCGACGGTCAGCGGGGCGACGCCGGAGGTGGCTGCGCCGGCCTGGCTGGATAGCACCCCGTCCTCGCCGGGCCAGTACGCCACTGGGCTGCTGGCGCTGATGGTGCGCTGCATGGGTGACCGGGCCGGTGGCTGGCCCCGGCCGATGCGGCCGAGGATCCCGACCGCGTCGATGCGGGCCAGGGCCATGAGCCCGGACCGTCCGGGCCAGGTGAGCGGCCAGCGGCGGATGAAGCCGCTGAAGCGATTACGCCAGCCAGCCCCGTCGCCGAGGTCAATGTCGAACTCGATGGGCGTCCACTTGCGGACGTTCGGCCAGTACGGCGACAGGGGGTTGTAGGCGGTGAAGCGCCCATCGTTCTTGAGGGTGAGAGACATCGTGCTGAACTCGGCATGCTCCGCGCCCGAGGACCGGCCCCACCCGATCGTCACATCGTCCGGAACATGCCACCAAGCGGTGACGTCGGTCCACGTCCAGGTCGCCGGGTCCGCGGCAATGGACGCACCGAACGCGATTCTTACCCGGACGGCGAGGCTGTCACCGGTGGCGTACGACACCCGGGCCCTCCCTCACATGCTGGTGCCGATGACTTTCTGGGCGCTGCCGCCGCCGAGAGCGATCCGCTCGCGGAGCACCACGACCAGGTCGGAGCCGCGCGCGACCAGCTCGCCGCTGATGCGCACCTCCCGGGGGCCGACGAGGCTGTCGAGCTTCGATAGCGGGATGACCGCCTCGTCCTGGCCGCCTTCACCGACGACGGCCAGCCGGCCGCCGGGGGTAGAGCGGACGATGCCGCCCTGCGCCAGGTAGGGGATGTTCGGCGTGTGCAGGGTCATTGACGGCACCGAAACGCCCAGCACCGATCCACCGCCGACCGTGAACGAAAGCCCGTTCCAGCGGCCAATGATCCGGTTGACCGTGGACCGGAACGAAACCCACAGACCGTTCCACAATCCGTCGGTTACGTTCGATATCCGCCCACGCATATCGCGCATGAACGCGACGACGGCATTGAAGCCGCCGACGACGGAATCCTTAAAACGGATGATCCGGCCGCCCCATTCCTCTGCCTTGGTGATCCACCCGTCGACTCTTTCGACCCACCGCGAGACGGCCGGAATACCTTCGGTGAACAGCCAGACCCCGAAGTCCTTGATCCGGTCGATCCACTCGCGAACCCGCTCCTGGTTTTCCGGGTTCTTGAACCACTCCGCGATATTGTCGAGCGAATCCCTGAGCCCAATCCAGGGTGTAGTCGAGATCTCGGGCTGACCGAACAAGATCTTCATGATGGAGCCGAAGATCGAACCGACGTCGCGGCCCATATCGAAGGCGTCGCGTAGGAACTTGCCGGCCGTATCGAAGAACCGTTCCAGGCCGCCCGTCTTGTCCGAGACACTGATCCACTCGGAGAAGTCGTCGATCAGGCTGCCGACCTCGTCACCGAGCCGGTCGAGGAATGGGGCGGCAGCTCGGGACAACCGACCGAACGCGTCCATGAACGGGCCGGCGAGCGACCTGCCGACGCGGTCGACCAGCCGCTGCACCGACTCCATCCCAGCAGAGATGTTGGCGATGAACTCCGGCCGGCGGGCGCTGCGAGAGAACAGGCGGAAGATGCCGTTGAAGGTGTCGGCCATCCCACCGAGCCGCTGGTGCAGCGTCGGTAGCCACGCCGCGGCCAGGAGGCGGATCTCAGCACCGACGCCCCGAAACAGCCGCTGCTGCACGTCAAGCCGCAGCGCGTCGAAAGCCGGCTTGAGTGACTTGATCACGGCGACGACCTCGCGGGCCGCCGGCGCCAGCTTCATCATCTCGGCCCCGGCACCGCCACCACCAGCGGCAGGCTTCCGCGCCTCATTCAGGGCGTGCTGGGCGTCCTCCACCGCCTCCAGGGCGCGCCGCTGCCGCTCCAGCGCGGCGCTCACCTGGTCGGACCCATCGACCCCGACCCGCTTGGCGCGTTCCTGTTCCCGGGTCAGGTCCTCGGTCGAGTCCTTCGCGCTCTCGGTCGCCAGCTTCGCCCGCTCGTAGGCCAGCTCGGCGCGACGGATTACCGCCGGCTGCTCCCGCTGGGCCCTCAGCAGCTCCTCGGTGGCTTCCTGGATTGCGCGCACATTCCCGGACGCCTTCGCCCGGTCCAGCTTCTCCTGCGCGAGGTTGACGGCGTTCTGCGCGTCGGCCAGCTCCCGCTGGGCCTCCTTCTCCCGCTCGGCGGCCTCCATCTCGTTGAGGCGGGCCTCGCGCAGCTCCCGGTTGAGGTCGGACAGCCGCTCGACCTCGTCCTCGCGGGCCCGGTTGACGGCCTCCTGCGCGGCTACGACTTCCCGCTGCGCGTTGGCAAGGGCGCGCTGCGCCTGGTGGAGCTGCCACGTCTTGTCGACCGCCGCCCCGCCCGATCCGGCGGTCGACTTGAACGCGTCGGACAGGCCCATGAAGCCGAGGGCGAGTGTGGCGATTGCTGCGCCGCCGCCGGCGGCCAGGGCTGGCAGGCTGCCGAGGGCCCCGCCGAGCAGGTACACCGATGGCACCGCGAGTGCCGCTGCGCCGCCGAGCGCGGCGAGGACGGGAATCAGGTTCCACACGTTGGTGACCACGTTGGTCACCCCGGAGCCTAGGTTGCCCAGTGCCTGCCGTAGCGAGTCGAGGCCGCCCCGGGCCCCGGCAGCGGCAGCGCCGCCCAACTCGTGGCCGGCCTGAACAAACCGGCCGTGGGCGTCCCTGAGGCGGCCATCGGCGCCACGGGTGATGCCCTCACCCAGCGCCTGTCCGGCCTTCCGCCCGGCCTGACCGAGGGCGGTCGACATCGCTCGGCCGGTGGCGCTGGTGTCGCGCTCCATCTGCCGGCCGCTGGCCCGGACGTCTCGCTCACCCTCGGCCAGGCCCCGCTTGAGGCGGGTGTTGTCGGTGCGGAGGATGGCGGCCAACTCGCCAAGGATCAACGCCACCGAACTCACCCCCGGACGCGGTCGGCCGGGGGTCAGCCCGGCGTGGAGTCAGCAGACGGGCTGAGAGCCCGGTTCAGGCGGGTATCCGCCGCGAGGAGCCCGACGATCCGGGTCTCCAGCCACCGCCACGACCGAGCACGCAGCAGCGCCCGATCGTCGACGTCCACCCCGTACCGTTCGTGCAGGTCAGCCTCGACCAGCAGCCAGTGGGTCAGGATCTGCGCCCACGTGACCGTCTCGCCCGACCGTTCCCGCCGGACGTCGTCGGGGATCTCGTACCACTCGTAGAGGCCTGTGCAGGGGTCCCGGCGCCCCCGCCCGTACGCATCCGTCTGCGGTCGGCCCGGTTGCCCGGGCCCCTCGCTTCCGGGCGGCCACCGGCATGCCAGTACCGGGCTGCCTGCTCCTCACCCGCGATGATCCAGATGTAGGCGGTCTGCGCGCAGAACTGGATGTACGGGTCGGGCACGCCGTCGGACATCATCTCGGCGTAGACAGGGCCGAGGAGGAGCTGCTCGAAGGACAGCTTCTCGGCGCCGGGCAGCGGCGGCAGCTCGGCCGCCGCCGTGTGGGCCCTGGAGGACGCGTCGGCCAGCTCCTCGTCCGTGCTGGCCGCTCCGGCCTCACCCGCCATCAGCGCGATACGACGGCACCACAGCCCCAGCTCCGCGGACGGCAGGGGCAGCGTGTACTCCTTGCCCTTGACCGTCAGCGTGAGCCCCGGGTCGAAGTAGTCGTCGAGGTCGCCGAACCGACCCATCAGGCGGTGTAGGTGTAGTCGTCCGCGGCGGTGTTGGCCGAGGTGCCGTCCGCGGTGGTGACGGTGACCTGGACGATGCCGGCGGACCCGGCCGGGGCGGTCGCCACGAGGTGCGAGTCGGAGATGACGGTGAAGTCGTCGGCAGCGACGGCGCCGAAATCAACGTCGGTCACCGACGGCACCCCGTTGGGCTTGAAGTGGCTGCCGTAGACGTTGACGTGGTTGCCGCCCGCAGCGGCCCCGGTCGCCGGGTCCAGGCCGGTGACGGTCGGCACCAGCGACGCGACCGGGTTGACGATGTCCGCCAGCTGGCCCTGGCCCTGGAGCACGATGTCGATGGCGTCGCGGCCCTTGCCGCCGGGCATCGTCCAGCTCTTGACGTAGACGCGGCCCTCGCAGTTGTGGAGGTCGTCGAGGCCGTTCCGGTTGTAGATCCGGATGCCGAACTCGGCGTTCTCCACCCTGCCCGTCCGGTGCGCCTTGAAGCGGGTGCGCAGGAACGCGTGGATCGTGTCGACCGCGCTGCCGGCCAGGTTGGTCGAGTAGGCAAGCTTGCCCTCCAGCCGCCAGCTGTAGCCCGTGTTCGTCTCCCGCATCGCCCCGTTGTCGTTGTAGACCTCGTCCTCTTCGACCCTGACCTCCTCGATCAGCTTGAGGTCTTCGATGCCCATGAGCTGCTCGTAGTTGACCGCCGGGTAGACGGCGGTGTCGACGTCGAGTCGGTGGGACCTCGCGAGGGAGGTCACGCGGGTGGTGGGGGTCGTGGCCATGACGCCTCGCCTTCAGTCGGTGTTGTTCGCGGTTGGCCGCATGGTGTCGAGGTAGTAGTTCTCGCTGCGTTCCCAGCGGCGGTTGCCGTCCTGACCCAGCGATGTGTACGACTGCCGCCAGATCTGGACGACGGGGATGCCGCCCCAGCGCAGGCCTGCGGCGCTGTCGAGCGCGTCGTAGATGGCGTCGGCCAGGTCGTCGCAGTCCCTCGGGTCGTCGGGGACGCCCCGGACGCGGATCTGGATGGCGGTCTGGTGGTCGGCCATGCCCTGCAAGGCGGTGCCGAGCGGGTACGCGGCGAGGGTGATGACCCGGTTCGGGGTCTGCGGCACCGCCCGGATCACGATGCCGGTCTCCTCCGGCGTGTAGATGCCGGAGGTGCGCCAGGTGCCGATGCTGGCCGCGGCAAGGTGCTGGGCGCAGCCGGTGAGGAGTCGGGATGTCCAGCCGTCACCGGTCGCCATCACACCCCCCGGAGGGGTTCGCCGGCGGCCTTGGCGATGATCGCGAGCATGGTGCCCTGGACCTGGACGTCGTTCATGGGCTTCTCCAGGTACTTCGCTTCGCGGCCCTCGTCGTGCCGCAGCGTGAGGTCCTCGTGCTGTCGGACGGCATACGGTCGGTCGTAGGAGACGGCGACGATGCCTGTCGACTCGTCCGAGGTGACCTGACCGGACCGCTCCAGGTCGCCTTCCTCGTGCGGCACGATCTGGGTGGACTCACCGAGCAGGTACTCGCCTGCGAGCTGCGTACCCTCGAACGACGCGGCGTCGAGTAGGGCTTCGATGGTGTCGCCGTTCCACTCGACGAGGGCCACGGCTCACTCCAGGTTCAGTTCGACGTGCTCCGGCAGCGGTAGGCCGTGCGCGGCCAGGTCCGAGCGGGCCAGCACCAGGGACGTGCGGCCGGCCCAGGTCACCCGGGAGCCGGGCGGACACGTCGTGCCGGGCGGCGCGTACACAGTCGTTGACGACACCTGTTCGGCGCCGGCCGCGTCCTGCGTCTGCACGCGCACCAGGCGGCGGGTCTGCTCGACCACGCACGGCGTCACGTCGACCGAGGCCGCGTAGACGGGACCGTACGCGCCGCTGCCCTGGTACGCCTCCACGCTGACCGTGGCCGGGGCGGGGATGCACTCGGCGATGAAGTCAGACCAGTCCATACCAGGTCTCCTGCGGGCCCTGACCGGTTAGCCCAGCAGTCTGGAGGACCAGCCAGGCCTGCGGCCACAGGCCGTTGATCTTCTCCGCCTGCTGCGACGAACCACCCGACCCGCCACCGCGCTGGACGGACACCTTGCCGATGGTGAAGCCGCTGGTCGGCTGCGTCGCACCGGTGCCGGTCAGGTCCCCGGCGGCGATCATCCCGGCGACCTGCTCGATCGTGGCGTCGCGCAGGGCGGCGATCACGTCGGCGTCGGCGGCGTCGTAGGTGGCGCACAGCAGCGCCCGGTCGACGTCCCTGGACGCGCGGGTGAGCAGCAGCGCGGCGGACGCGCCGGCCGGCACAGTCACCGGGTACGCGGTCAGCTCTGCTTCGGTCGCGTACGCCACGCTGCTGCCCCCTCTCGTAGGTGCTGGCGTCAGGTCAGGACGACGCGCGGGACGAACGGCTTCGCGGTGACGGTCGCGATCGTCGCCGGAGCCGTCGCCGTCAGGCTGGAGCCGGACGACTGGGACAGGTTCCGCTCACCCGTCACCACCGGGGTCATCGCGATCGAGCCGATCAGCGAGGGCACCGCGGTGGCGACCACCGTGATCCCCACCCAGTAGATGCCCGTCTCCGTGATGGTGACCGGGGTCGCCAGGGCGACGGTCTTGACCGTGTTGGCCGCCCACGCCGTGCTGGTCTGGTCGGCGGTCTGCGCCAGCAGCGCCGGCGTGGCTGCGCTGCTGTAGAGCGCGAACCAGTAGTTGGTGGGCGTCCCCGCCGCAGTCGCGCCTGAGCGGGCGCTGATGCTGGTGATGACGTCGCCGGCCCGGAGGTACACGGGGACGGAGGTCATCACGCCGGTGGCGAGGGCCGGGTGGCCGGAGTCGCCGGCCGAGTCGATCAGCCCGATGCGGGGCAGGTTGCTGCGGTAGAAGGTGTCCGGGCTGGCCGGGTCCGCCGCGTTGAGGTGCGCGAGCGCGTCGCGGACGTTGCGGGTGTAGCCGCCGAGCTGCGTCATCGCTCAGTCCTCCTTCGGGCCGAGGTACTTCTCGGCCAGCTGGTCGCGGGTGGCCTTGTCCGCCTCCTCGGCGGTCATGCCGCCGTGCTCGACGGCCCAGGTCACCCAGTCGGCCTTGGACGCGGACCGGGCCGGCGGATCGACCGGCTCCGGCTCCGCGGTGACGGCTGGCTCGGCCTGCGCCTCTTCGACGGGCTCGACCTGGTAGCCCTTGCGCCGGAAGTACGCCAGCGTCCGCCGGTTCTCCTGGCTGCTGTCGTCGACCGTCGCCTTGCCGTCGACCAGGGTGATACCGGCAACCTTCGTCGTGACCGCCTCCGGGGCGGTGACCAGGAACTTCGCCATCACTGCACCTTGACCTTCCGGAGCACACCGCAGCTCTTGGTGCTCTTCAGCACCATCGCGGTCGGCCCCATCTCGATCTCGCCGGTCTTGACCGCGCCCGCTCGGGTGAAGTCCGGCATCCACGTCTCAACCAGCGGCTTCCCCGCCACGGACGCGGCGTGGAGGGCGTCCATGCCGAACGTGACCGCGTACAGGTCGGTCAGGCCCGTGATCGTGGAGCCTCCGCCGCCCTCGTCGGCGTCGGCCGAGTAGATCGGGATGATCGGGCTGGAGCCGAGCTGCCCGTCGCCTAGGTCGACGAGGACCCAGTCGCCGTACCGCTCGACCCGACGGCCGAGGTCGTCCTTGTCAGCGGTGTAGAGGCCAGCCCAGCGGGCGAGCGCCCGGATCCGGGTGATGCTCTTGGTGTTGCCGAGGATGGCCTTCTCGCCGGGCGGCAGCGCGCCCGGGGTGCCGAGGTCCCCGCCGCCGGTCTTCGACGGGATGATCTGGGCGAGCATCTCGTCGAGCCGGTCCAGCGCGGCCATCGCGAGGGGCTGGGAGATGATCGTGCCGGCGGTCCAGTCGAGGTAGCCGTCGGTGACCCCGTTGTCCAGCGGGTCGTACTCGGTGGCCGTCCCCGTGAGGCTCTTGTCGAGGCCGTCGAAGCCCGCCGAGTCGACCGCGGTGTCACCGTTGATGAGCTCCTCCTGCCACTTCTGCTGAGTGGCGGTGAGCAGCTGCTGCATCTGGAAGGTGACCTCGTTGGTGGCCGGCTGGCCCAGGTTCGCGAGGACCCGGTCGATCTCGAACGCCCCACCGTGCGGCTTCAGGTCGACGGTGTAGCGGTTGCGGATAGCCTTCGACGGCGTGTACTCGGTGTTGAGCTGCCGGAACGCGGCCGTACGCGGGGTGGTCAGGCGGGTGTACCCGTAGGTGAGGGTTCCGCCACCGGTCGGGTTGACGACATCGTCGAAGACGATGCGGTCCAGGAGCCAGGAGTACCGGCGCAGGTTGTCGATCACCGCGAAGGCGACGTCGTCCTGCGTGTTCACCTGGGCCTGGGCGAGGGTGATAGCCACGGTCGGCTACTCCTGTCCTGGTTGGTGTGGATGGTGCTTACTGGCCGGCCATGCGGGCGGCGATGGCCGCGCCGAGGCCGGCGGGCCGCTGGCGTCCGCCGTTGTTGCCGCCGGTGTGGTCCGTCCCCTGGCGGGCCGGCCCTTGGCCTCCCGTGACGGCGGCGGCGAGCTTCGGGTTGGCCTTGATCGCGGCCTTGATCGCGTCGGTGACCTTGTCGTCGAAGTCGACCGCGGTCGGGTCGAGGTCCTTGACGGCGGCCCGGAATCGGGTGCTGTCGAGGAGGGCATCCGGGTCGCCGCCGGCCTTGCCGGCGCGCTTGTAGACCGCCAGCTCGACGGCCGTGTCGCGGGCCTGCGCAGCGGCGGCGTCCCGCTCGGCGGCGACCGCCTTGAGCTGCTCGGCCGGGTCGGCCTGCCCGTCCGGGGTGAGACCGGCGGCCTTGAGGATCGCAGCGACGCGCTCCCGTTCCGCCTTGGCGTCGCCCTTGGCCTTCTTCTCGGCTTCGCGGGCGGCGGCGATGGCACGCCGTGCTCGCTCGGCGTCGAATTCGCCGTCGATGGTCGGGCCGTCCTTGCTGCTGGTGCCGTCGCCCTGGCCGCCCTTGCCGCCTTGGCCGTCACCTCCAGCGTCTGTGCCACCGGCGCTGTCTCCGCCGTCGGAGCCAGCACCATCGCCGTCTGCATCTCCGCTACCGCCGGCGGCCAGCCGGATCGGCCGTCCGTCCTTCCGGTAGCCGATGACCTGGCCGGCGAGGGCGCTGAGGGTACGGCGTCGGGTGTGCTGCATGACAAGCCCTCCTTGAGGGTGTCGGTGGATTGGTGCTGCCGGGCCTTGCCGCAGGCAGCTGCTACCGCGCCCGCAGTACGGGCGACGGACGAAAGAGGGTGGCCCCTACCGGAGAACCATGACCTGTCGGGCGCGACGGTGGAACTCGTCCTGCGCGGGACCCGGGGCGTCGAGGTCCACGTGGTGCAGGTTGTAGTCGCTGCCCGGGGTGGGGTGTTCCTCCGGCCGGAATCCGGCCGCGTCGGCGGTCTCCGCCACCCATTCGCGGTGCAACTCGCCGAGCTCCTGGAGCCGCCGGACCCGAGCCTCGGAGGGGCGCACGGGCCGGCGGCGGGGACGTGGCATCTGCGACGACGTCACAGCCACTTCACCCCCTGCCAGTCGCTACCCAGCATTGCTCTCTTGCCGATCCACTCGTTCCCGGTGGCGGCAGACCGGCCGCACTGGCTGATCTCGTACGCGCTCGGGTACGCATCCGAGCCGAACGGCGCCGTGTCCGCTCTGTCGAGGATAGCCGCGGCCTCCACAAGCTGGGCGTCTAGCGCGTCGGCCCGCGCACCCAGCCGGGCGGCCTCGTCGTCGTCGGCCTGCTCGGCTTCTTCCCGCAGGTCTGTCACCTCGTCTTCGACCATGTCGATGATGAAGCGAAGCCGGTCGAGGACCGATTCGGCGGATTCCTCGTCGGCGAAGTCGTAGCCGTGGCTGGCCCACGTGTAGCCGCCGACGTCGATGTTGGCGTGGACCTCGATGCGGCTGATCCCCTGCGACCGGTACCAGGTTTCGAGGCGGCCGTTGAACTCCGTGGCGAAGCCCTTGCCGCGGGTGCTCGGGTCGAGTTGCAGGTAGGCGTGCACGGCAACCAGCTCGCCGGCCTCGTCGCGGTAGAAGCCGCGCATCACTGTGCCGACAGGCTCGGCGTTCAGGTCGTCGTCTGGGTAGATGTCGCCGCGAACCAGGATGCCGGGCAAGTCGCCGTCCACGCCGTACTCGTCATACAGCTCGACGCCTTGGACTTCGACGGTGAGGCCGGCGTAGTCGCCGCCGATCACGTCGGCCATCACGTCGCGGACCATGGCCCGGTTCGCTGACTGGCGCAGGTCGACGGCCAGGAGGCCGAGCAGGTCGTCGACGCGGGCCGGCGGCTGGGTTGCCCTGGTCCGGCGAGGCAGCGGCGGAGGCGGCGTCGGCGAGGGGGCGGGTGCCGGCGGCGGCGAAGCTGCCGGCCTGGGCCCAGGTGGCAGGTTCCCCGCGCCGATCTGCTCCCGGTAAGGCAGGCGCTTCAGCTCCGGGTGGGCGGCCAGATGCTCACGCATGGCCTTCTGCCAGGCCCGAACCTTCGCCCGGGCGGCCCCCTCAGCCGCGGGCTCGAGAGCCGCCTGCTCGCGTTCCTTCCACTTCCGGATCTGCCGCTCGATCGCCCGCTGCCGCTCCTTGGCCTCGTAGCCGTCAGGGTTCGCCAGGTTGCCGGTCGGGGTCCGGGTCGCACCAGGCAGGTACGCGCGGACCGAGTGCGTGCAGTTGGGATGCTGGAGGCCAGCGGCCCGGGCCTCCGTGAGCGACCCGGCGATGTCCACCGTCACCGTGCCGTTCGACACGGCCGAGGGCACCTGGACGCGGCCACGACGCCCCCCGGCGATGGTGAGGACCTTGCCCTCCCACGGCCGGCACAACGGGCATTCGCGTGGGCTGTTGGACACGAGGACCAGGTCGACGCCGAGGTCCTGGAGCCGGTCCGTCTGGCCCTGCACCGCGGCGCGTTGGGTGACGGTACGCGCGCCCATCTCGACGTAGCTGCTCAGGCGCCACCGGCGGCCCCGGACGTCGGTGAACGACGTGACGCCCTGGTCGACGAACCGCTGGTAGGCGTGCTGCGCGGCCTGCCGGCGCGTCTGGCCGGCGGCGACGCTGACGGCGGTCGCCCGTTGGATCACCGTGCGGTAGACGTCCTCGACGTGTCTCAGCACGTTGGAGTGCTTCTGGCCGATGTCGTTGACGAGCGCCGCGGCCAGGTTCTCGATGACCGCGGCGCGTGGTACCTGCGCCCGGGCCGCTGCGGCGGCAGCCAGGTCCAGATCCCGTGGCCAGTACCGCCGGGGCACCTCGACGGTCGCGGCGGCCCGGCCGGACCGGTAGGCGTCGGCGACCGCCTGCCGGATCCGGTCCGCGCCGGCCGCGCCGACCAGGGCCAGGGTGCGCTCGACCGCGCGCCGCAACGCGGACATGGCACCGAGCCGGCGGACCGCCCAGTCGGGGGCGTCGAGTCCGTCCGCCAGGTAGCGGGTGACCGTGGCCAGGATCGACGTCTCGGCCTCCCGGTACAGGTCGGCGGCGTCGCGGGCGATGTCCTCGATCTGCTCGGGTGGCACGGGCATCGGGGATCACTCCTCGCCGGGCTGACCCTCGCCCTCATTGCCGCCGTTGGGCTGGTTGCCGGCCAGTGCGCCGAGGGAACTGCCGACGTCCACTGGGGTCGGCTCGTCCTCCCGGATGCGGTTCACCTCGTCCCGGACTTGCTCGTCGTCCCAGTCGGGATGCACCATCCGCACCTTGGTCTCGATGGAGATGGCGTTGGCGGCGTCGAGGAGCTGCACCGTGCGGGCCACCGTCTCCGGTGCCTCGGAAACGCTGTCGCCGAACTCGACGTTCGGCCGCTGAGGCTCTGCCTTGCCGTTGAGCTGGGCGCGTTCAACGGCGAGGAGCAGCTCGACGGCGTCGGCGACGCCGGCCCGCCAGGAGCCCTGGATCCGGTTGCCCCGGGTTGTGAAGGACTGCCGCTCCCTGGCCTGGACCTCCGTGGCAGTGACCGCCACGTCGCCTTCCTCGCCGAGGGTCTGGGCGGACAGGCCGGCGTGCCGCATCGCTACTTCGGTGAGCGCGTCGGCGGTGGCCTTGTGCTCGGCGTGCCGGATCGCGAACTGGCTGAGGGTAATGCCCTGGCCGGTGGCGTTGCCGGTGACTGGGAGCGCGTTGATCGCGGCGTACACCTCCCGATCCGCGTCCCACGTCGCGCCCTGCCCCGGCCCGTTCGACTGGAGCATGTAGTCGGGGATCATGATGCGGGCGCGGGCGAGCCGGATGTCTCGCATCCAGGACGTCCATGTCTCATCGATCCGGTCGAAGATCTGCTCGTTGCCGTCGAAGTCGCTGCGGCCCAGGTACTTCAGGCCCGGTTCGGTACGCCAGCGGCGCTGCGGGCCGCAGTTGGCGATCCGGACGACGTCGAGGCGGTCGAGACCGGTCGCCTGGGCGCCGGTCTCGTCGACCAGGTCGGCGAGGTGGGTGCTGCCGGCGTGGTCGGCGAGGCTGATGGCCCGACCGAGCTGGGTGGGTGTGCCCTCGTACACCCTGTACTCGATGCGGCCGGCCCGGCTGCCGTCAGCGCCGGTGACCACGTCGTGGTGCTCCAACAGCCGAATCACCCGCTGGCCGTCGTTCTCCAGCTCCGACCAGAAGGTCACCTCGACCAGCCGCCCCCACCGAATCACCGGCAGTGCTCCGTCGGCGTGCACGGTGCCGAGAAAGGCGCGATCGGGGTAGACGTCGCGGTCGATCACGGGCCGGAGGTAGACGTCACCGAAGGCGCTGTCGGCTTCGGCGGCGTGGAGCAGGGTGGTGTTGAGGCCGTCCTCCTGGAGCAGCTCCAGCCTGGCCTGGACCGTCACGTTCTCGGAGGTCAGGGTCGGTGGTTCGGCGAACAGCAGGTTCGCCGCAGTGGCGGCCAGGTCGGCGGGCAGCGGCACGTGGAGACGGCCGTCCCGTTGTCCCGGGGTGGGAGGGTTGCCCCACAGCCAGCGGGACAGGTAGCCGACTATGCCGCCTGCGTACTGTCCGGCCCGGACACGCTGGGACGGAGGGAGGCTCTGACCGGCGACAGTGCGGTTGAGGTAGACGGTGCGGAGCCGGTCGGGGTCGCCGGTGTACCAGGCGTCCCAGTCGCGGTAGGCGGCGTAGGCGAGGCCGTAGGCGGGTGGCGGCCAGGCGCCGCCGGTCGGGATCGGCACCGGGCCCTCCGTTCGTCAGGCCAGACTGGCCAGGGTCAGCGGGTTGACCGCACACGCGTCATCGGGCAGCTGCTCGCCCTCGCTAGCCCAGGAGGCGTAGCCGTCCACGGTCACCAGGGCGCCGGTCGGCCACGTCGCAGGCGTCGGGTCCTGGCCCGCAGGTACGGCGATGCGGGCGAGGTCGTACTCGACGAGGATGTCGCCGCACCATCCGCACCGCTGCCGCATGTACCGGTCGCTGATGGTGATCTGCGGGGCGGCGATGTGTGTAACGGACATCAGACGCGCGGGGGCCAGATCCAGTGGCCGTGCTGGCCGGGCTCGCCCTCGCTGCGGGAGGTGGCCCAGTAGGTGTCGGTGCCGTCCAGGTTCACCTGGAGGTTGACGGCGCTGCCGCCGAACGTGCGAACCACCTCGGCCGGGAATGTCTGCCCGGCCTCGGCGCGGTTGCCGACGTGGGCCTGGAAGCCCTCGTTGCCGGGCCCGGTCGGCCGGTTGGCGAAGTCCTGGCGCCGCCGGTTGATCTGCTCGGCGTCCTGCTCGGTGAGGGTGTAGTGGACGATGCGGCCGATGGTGGGCTGCACAGGGATCTCCGTTCGTCAGGCTGCGAGTGCATGGGCGGACCGCAGCAGCGGACGCCACAGCACCTCAGCGGTCTTGATCGCGTACCGGGCGGCGTCGATCGAGTGGTCATCGGCCTTGATCGGCGCGTCCTCGCCCCGCTCTGCGGCCTTGTCGTCCCAGGAGTAGCCCGGGATCTCGTTGATCAGGCCCTGGCACGACCGGTGGATCCGCAGCTGGTCGTTGCCGAGCAGCGACGACATGAGCCGAATCCCGTCAAGCACGGAGTTGTCGGCGAGTGCCGGCGTCATGCCGTCCTCGTGCAGCTGGAGCCGCAGCGACGCGGCCGACGGGTCGACCACAGTCCACTCCGGGGCTACGCCCTTGAGCCCGGCCGCGCCGGGGACCTCGAGGCCGGCCAGCCAGGCACGCAGCTCGCGCGACAGGCTGGAGTCGGTGAGCTGCCGTCGGGCGGTCGCCGGGTCGTGCCGCCACTCGTGGGTGAGGTACAGGCGTCCGTCCTGGCCGGCGCCGAGGATGAGGGCGGCGGTGGCGTTGCGGGTGCCGTAGTCGATGCCCAGGCTGACCCACCTGTGGATGGCCGGCAGGACCGGTACGACGTGGCGGTCCTCGTCGAACATGTCGAAGACGGCGCCCTCGGCCTGGACCCATCGGCCCTCGATGAACCGCTTGTACCAGAGTCCGACGTACTCGACCTTCAGGTCGGCCACGTATTGCGGGTCGAGGTGCGGGTTATCGTCGAGGGTGCTGTGCCACGTCCGGAGGTTCAGCTCACCCTGGCGGAGCAGGTACTTCTTCCGCAGCCAGTGGTTGGGGGCGTCCGGGTTGGTGGTTCCGAACAGCTTCGCGCCGGCCACGGAGAGGCGGGCGAGGACCTGCGTGAAGAACGGCTCCGGGACGGTGGTCAGCTCGTCGCCGTACGCCAGGCACAGGGTCATGCCGCGGACCTTCGGCTCGGCCTTGGCGTCGTTCGCGCCTAGGACGTCGACCTCGCGGCCGAGGATCGTGCCGGTCGGTGCTCCCGGGTTGTACTTCACCAGCCTGGCGAGGGGGCCGAAGATGGCCGGGTCGGTGAGCACCGCGAAGACGTTGCGGTTGACGGACTCGCGGGTCTTGCCGAACAGCAGCACGCGGCCGGAGCTGGGCGCGGCGGCGACGGCCAGGAGGAACCGGAGCAGGCTGGACACGGTCTTGCCGGACCGGACCGAGCCCTGCCAGATGTTGAGCCGGGCGGTGGACTCCACCACGGATCGCAGGTGGACCGGGGATAGGGTCCGGCCGACTGCGTCGAGGTCAACCGGCATCGGGGGTCTCGGTGCGGTTGAGCTGGTCGTACGCTGCGCCGAGGCCTGCGGCAAGGGCGCCGAGCATGCTCTTCGCAGCGTCGATGCCGGGGTCGGCGTCGTACTCGTCGAGGCGGACCGACTTGTCGGCGGCGATCCCGACGGCCTGCATGATCTTCAGCTTGTCCGCGAAGGTCGGCTCGTTCATGGTCCAGTCGACGCGGTCGTACTCCTTGCCTCCGTGGTCAACGTAGTGCGCGGGCTCCCAGAGCTGCTGGCGGAGTCGGGCGGCGTCGTCGAGGAGGTCGTTGGCCAGGGCGGCGCGCTTGGCCCGGGCGTCGACGACCTTCGCCTCGGTGGCGGCGCGGGTGCGGGTGCGCTCGAAGTCGAGACCCAGCTCGTCGGCGATGCGGGAGACGGTGCGGCCAGAGCGGTTGATCCGGCGGGCGATCTCGTTGCGGGACAGGTCCTGCGCGTGCAGCTCGCGGACCTGGTCGTAGTCGACCTGGGTGACGGGCCGGGGCGCGGGGCGATCGGTCATGGCTACTCCGTCCCGGCGCCTTGTCCGGTCAGGGATTGGACAGGTGGGAGGACCGTTCGGGTCTTCCCGGGCTGGTGGGTGGCGGGGACGATGTCCGGATGCATCCACAGGACCCGTACCAGCCTCAGCCGCAGTACCCGCCTCAGCAGTACCCGCCCCAGCAGCCGCCGGTGGTGTACGTGCAGCCACCGTCCAACAAGGCGGCGACGGTGGGGATCTGGGTGATCGTGGCGTGGATCGTGGCTCCGGTCCTGCTGATCGTGCTGTGTTGCGCGGGGTGCATGGCGACCGGGATGGCCGGGTCGTTTATGGAGGGTTTCAACGACGGGGTGTCGTCGACACCCTCTCCGTGATGGTGGCAGCTAACGTCGCCAGCATGAGTGAGAATGCCTTCAAGGGCGTCACGGTCAGAGTCCCCGCCAACACGATGACCAACGAGGTCAGGCACGAGAGCGCCACCACCATCGACGTGTCGGACGGGCACCTCCAGGTCAAGAAGAGCGGCTCGTCGACGAAGACCATCGCGATCTACGCGCCAGGCAAGTGGCTGAGCGCTGTCGTCTCGCAGTGAGGGTGTGCGGGCAGGCCGGCCACCACAGCAGCCTGCCCGCGCCCCGAGCCCGCGCGTCCCGCCCCCGGGACGCCACGTCCAGCGCGACGACGGCGCAGGGGTACACGCCCTCCCGTCGCCGTCACGCTGGACGCACAACAGCCCGGGAGCAGATGCTCTACCGGGCCGCGGGCACACTCCGCCTGTAGCGGTGCGTGAACAAATGATCAGGCCGGAACGGCCGCCGGGTCAAGTCGGCGAGGTCGTCCGCGTGTCGAGCGTCGCTTCGCGGCCTCGATGGTGGCGGCTTCGTCCAGTGGCGAGCGGCCCTCGATGGTGGTGAGGCCGTCGCGGTCGCGCCAGCGGCGGATCATGGCGGGGGTGACGTCGGGGCCGAGGGCTGCGGCGAGTTCGCGGTCGGTGCCCCAGTGGCGGCCGGCCGCGTAGATCACGGCTCGCCGAGTTGGCGCTCGATGTCGGACAGGTCGAAGCTGATAGCCAACTCGGCGAGGGCGGCGCGTAGCGCTGCCTGGTCCTCGATGAGCACCCTCAGGAGCGAGACGAGTGAGCCGGCTCCGCGGCGGGCCTCGTCTCCTTCACCGAGCAGGGCGAAGAAGCCTTCGCGGTCGCCATCGATGGCCAGCAGAGCGAGTCGGGCGCCGAGTCCCAGTACCTGGCTCATCTTCTGCTCGTCCATGACCTCATCGTACCTTCCTAGGTCGCACGCCCCTGCCGCGCATAACCGTGATTATGATGCGCAATTCCTGGGAATTATTGATCTTGCGAGGGGTCGCGCGGCTCTTCCAACTGCATTCCCACAAGCTGACCTGTCGGCAGGTATGCGGCCTGTATCGCCGCGATGAGCGACACGCCATGCCGGAGGTGGTAGCACGTCTCGCAGCCGGGGCATTGCCCGTCGTGGGAGGCGGCTGCGTCGCGGATAATTCCGATGAGGTGCCTGGCAATCTCGCTGGGGTCGGGCAAACGGCGGTCGAACTGCTGACGGTAGTGCTCGGCGATCTCGGGGTCGGGCTGCATGGGCTGAGGATAGGTCGGCGAGCGACCTCGGGCGGCGGGGTACGCGGCTCCGCAAGCCATACGACCTGAGCGTGTCTACTTTGACGCTCGATCGAGACGGCGGGACTGTCGGATCCGCTCTCGGGCCCGGCGCCGCTTGGCACGGATGCTCCGCCTAGTGGCTACGCCGTCGACATGACCCGTGTGGGCCATCCAAAGCCCGGAGCCACCGCACAGCAGAAGGATCACAGCCGACACCACCGCTATCGGATTCGCGGCGATATAGCGGCCGGTGACGGCGAGCAGGTAGATGACCGCCGCTGCGATGAGGTTGGCCAGGACGTTGACCGCGACGTCGCGTGCAAACTTCTGCCGGGCGGCGGCGGGGGAAGGACCGGTCACCTTTCCCATCGTGGCTGGTGCCGGCAATCGGTGCGGGCATCCGCGATCGCGCTGATCACGACGGAGCGGGGCCAGACGTGGGCTACACCCTCCACCGCCCCAGGCATCCCGCATGGGCAGCCCTGGCCGATGCACAGCCGGCCGGTCGCACACACGACGGTCCAGGCGTCGACCGGCCCGGCGGTCTGGACGTACAGCTGACGCTCGCCGCAGTGCGGGCAGGCGATCCCGGGCAGCGGCGCGCGGGCGGGGCCGGTGCCGATGGCGTTGCGAATCCAGGTGTCCTCGTCGGCCAGGTGGCGGGCGACGAGGGCGGCGGTTCCGGGCAGGGCGCGTGGGGTGGCGTCGAGGATGAGCCGGAGCGGGTCGGGGCCGTCGAGGCGGAGCATGGCGGCGACTCCGGTGATGCGGCGGTCGGCGCGGGCGAGCAGGAGGGCCCACCGGTTGAGGCGGGGTGGCCGGTCGGCGGTGGCGACCATGGACGGTGTGGGGTCGCCGTGGCCGCCGAGGGCGTGCCGGCGGCCCCACGCCGGGGAGCGGAGGGCTTCGGGGGCTTCGAGCTGCTCGGCGGTGATCTGGGCGGCTTCCTCTTCGGCGAGCAGCTGAAGGCGGGTGCGTGCCATGTGGAGGGACCATCCGGCGGCGGTGGCGGCGAGGTGGTGCGGCGAGGTCACGAGGCTCCCCAGGTGGTGATGTCGCGGCGGTAGGTGGCGGCGGTGTTGGGGCTGCGGCAGCCGTCGAGGTAGGCGGCCAGCAGCCGGGCGTGCGGGTCGCCCTCGGCGGGCAGCGGGACGAGGGTGGTCACGGCTTCGTCCGCGCTGACACGGTGGGAGCGCAGACACGCAGCGGCATTTCGTCCGCGGTGACGTCATGAAACGGAAAGTCGACGCGGTGGTACGCGTCGCAGCCACCCGCCAGGCCGGCGCACCAGTACACGTCAGGGCGGTCGGGCCACGCCAGAGGTCGAGGCGGCGTTTCCTGATCGCGGAGGACTCGCGCGAACCACTCATGCGCCCCGGGTGTCGCGGTGGGATCGAACGTTGGCTCTGGTGCGTCAGTCGCGCAGCAGTCCTCGACGGCCTGCATCACCTTGTCGATGAACACGGCTCTCCTTAATCCATTCGTAGGGGCATGACGGGCCGGGCGTGCGGGTCGCCCGGCTGCGGCACGGCGGCGAGAGCGGTCACGGCTGGACCGACGCTCTGCGCTCGTGGAACTTCTCCAGCTCGCGGAGAGCGGCCTCAATGCGGGGCCAGGCCTCCGGATCGTCGTCCCCAGGGCGCTCCAGGTACTGATTGATCATCAGGGAGGCGATGCGGTGTGCCTCGCGCTTGGCAGCTCGCTTGTCCATCTTGGCTTCTCCTTGATCCATCTCTACGGGCAGAACGCGGCTTCTGGGGTTCATGCGGCGCAGCCGGGGGGTGGGTGCATCTCTTGGGGGGTGTCGGCGGTGAGGTG